CTGAGAAAAGATCAATGTCAGGTTCTCCACCAGCAGGAGTTTCCAAACATTGTACATACCCTGATAGGATAGTACCATTTGTAGCAGCAGTAATCTGTCCGTAATGACAGTTTGCAGTCCCTGCTTTACCAATAATATCACCGTCAGCATCACCAGAGTTTAGACCTGTTAAGTCTAATGCTATAGTTGTTTCGATTATATTACCAACCTGAACGACACTGTGTTTTACAATAGCGTTTGATACTGCTGTAATTCCTGTGCCTGCTGTCATTTGAGCTGTAGTTCCTAATGCCACAGTACCAGTAAACTCAGTAGCTGATGATGTTACATTAAGAGAATCTCCATCCCATGCAATGGTAGCATCACTATCTGTACCGAAAATGATAGTTTCATCGTCAGCAAAATAGTTAAAATCATAGCCTAATGAAGACCGAGCAAGTACCCTAGTGTCGCCAGTTACATCAGACATTTTAAATGAATGTTTTGCCATTTAATTCCTCCAAATTATTGGCGATTTCGTTGTACCGCCTACATTTATTTTTAAAAAGAAGGGTGGGTTTCCCCACCCCTCATAGTCAAACCTTAAAATTAAGAGTTAAGGTCTGCGATCTTTGCTTGTGTCCAAATGTTCTTACATCGCATCTCACCCATAGTGTAGAGCAATCCCCTTACAACTAAAGCGTTAGCTGCAAAGTAATCTCTGTTCTCTACGTATTGCGTGGGTTGAGCCACCGCAATCTCTAGGTAATCTGTATCTAAGACATATACATTACTTCCGAGAACTGCATCAGCAGATGAAACAGACTTAGGCACATCTGCATCTGGAAGTATTGGGATTCCTTGATAAGTAGCAAGGATTAGACCTGTTCGAGTACCCGGATAAGTTCTTTCGGAACCTATACCTACCTGATATTCCTCTTGACCCATGTATCGTTGATTAGAGTTAAGTAGTCTCTCAAGGTTGAAATACTGGTCGTGACCCAAAAGTATTAGTTTTGGCTCTCCACCATTCTCTCTTACCTTTTGAATAGCTGTATCAATCAAGTTCAATGATAGTGATCTTCCAGTACCACTGTTATATGATACGGATGCACCAGCATTCCAAGCACCTGAAGATCTGCCAGCTAGTGTTAAGTCATAAGCCCTAACATTAGCACCTCCTGAAACACCACCAACCACTGCTCCGTCTTCAGCTACGATATCATCAATTGATGTCATACCTGCTCTGGAGTGAATGAAGGCTGCGTCACCATCTGCGAAGGTAGTTCCGGTAGATACAGTAACAACACCAGTTGATGTGTTAACTGCGCTTACAGCAGAACCGCCTGTGCGGTCGAAACCGCCAGCAGAGATGTCACGCTGTCCAACGGTGTCGCCAATCTTAAAGTGTTTAGCGATTGCTGCTGGAACTGTGAATGAAGTAGTAGCACCTGCGGATGCGATATAAGCACTTCCTGCAAGTAGCTCTTCGTTGATTTCTTTAATGTGATCTAACTGAGCATTTTCATTCTCCAAAGCTAGAACATCTCCAACACCACCCTCTAATTGAGCAGTGAAGACTGACTTCACGGATGCTCCGAAAGTGGTTGAAATAATTCTAGGCAAGCTAGATACTGATTCAATATTGGAAATATCTACTGTTGGTAAACTTCCAGTCTCAGTTACAGGTCGTGAACGTCCGGAACCTCTATCGGTCCTTACCCTCCAACCTGCTGTGTTTCCCCATACTACGCGAGGAATAGCGTTGAAGAAGCGAGTTTGGTTATTTAGTGCCTGCCAAACTTTTCTTCCATAAGTTGTGTTGAAAATACCTGTTGCAGTATCAACAGTGAAGTATGACTGCTTTTGCAGATACTCTTCACCAAATACTGACTGATACAACCCTCGTTGGGACTGCGCCAGATATTCTGATAATGATGGATTAGCCATTAGCCAATATCCTCCTGATTATTTATTAATTAATTGTTTAACCTAAAAGTTCCCTTGGCACACCGTCAGTATTACCTGTTTGGATGTTGTGTTGTAGATCCCTAAGTTCTTTATATGATAATGAAGTCAATTGGTCGGCAACATCACCATTATCGGATTTAACTAGTGGAGTAGTGTCTACTCCTAGACC